GTTGATATTGATAACCACATTTAGAATGTTGGCTAAAATGTTGAATATGAGTTGATTTGTACATTTTAAGAAACTTTATACTGTATTAGTGATTAATATATTGTTTATTTGTCTAAAAGTCAATTTTTCTAAAGATTGTAATATCTTATTCTAATCATATTCAATATAAAAATCGTCAGAAATACCACTAATTGTGTCGTATTGAGTTTTTTCATCATCTGGAATCTCTAGGTAACAACCGGAACATATTGTTTTTAAATTTACATAATCATTCAAAAACATATAATGAATATCATTATAACATTTACATTTATAACATCTATATATACAATAATCATGACATACTTTTCTATATCCCATGCTTGAGTCATCCATATCAATTGCAATTTTGATAAATTCAAATGGATGGTTGCGAAAAGTGTAGCAATTTTCACACATGTGTATATAACATTCATTACATACTTGTTTGGTATTATCGTATGATAAATTATTGCAGTTTTTACAACTATGTCCTGTGATTAACTTTTTCATTTTCTCCTTTTTATGTTTCTCACAAAACGTTTTTGAATCAATATTAAGAGATTTGCATGTAAACGAAACACATTCTAAATCATCAAGGTCTAAATACCCCATGATTTTATAAACTATATCGTTACTTGAAGTTGTAAATTTAGAAAAATGTGAATTCATTTTAATATCATTTTATTAAAATTCTTAACCTTAAACTCATTTTTTATAATGTATAACCATACATACACTCACATATACATACATACATACATACATACATACATACATACATACATACACTCACATATACATACATACATACACTCACATATACATACATACATACACACATACATACATACATACATACACTCACACATACATACATATATACACTCACACATACATACATATATACACTCACACATACATACATATATACACTCACACATACATATGTATTTTTTCACAGTTAGTTTGTTTGTATATTTTTCTACTAAAAAAACTGATAAAAAAAATAAAAAAAAGTAAATTATCACTGAATATCAGAAAAAACCGACGATTAACTTAAGACTTCAAGATACTTATTTTCAAAGATGTCTCAAAAAACACAACTTTCTCAATTACAAACTCCTCCTAAAAATGGAAATTTACTTGGTTCTGGTTCGTATGGAAAAGTATATATGGTGAATAACCTAGCAAGAAAAGTAATGGATTATACTTATGATGATGGAAAATTGCATGAAAAAAACCTCAACGAAATTGCTTTTTTATCAACTTATAGAAGCATTCCTTTTATTCCAAAATATAATTCAACTAAATTTGATGGTAAAAAAATAGAATTATTAATGGAATACTGTGGTATGAACTTGGAGAAATATGCAAGTTCAAAAACATACGTAGAAAGAGTAAAGATGATTCCATCATTGTTAAAACAATTTAGCAAAATGTTATTATGGATGAAAAATCAAAGTGTTGTTCATGTAGATGTAAAACCAGCTAATATATGCATAGATGAAAATGGAAACATGAAATTGATAGATTGGGGTTTTGTAACATATCTCACTAAAAATTCCACAGAAATATACGGAACTGAATATTTTGCTGATCCATATACACTTCAATATGGAGAATTAACAAAAAATTATGATATGTATTCAGTTGGTATGACTTTATGTTGGTTTTTAACAAAGACTTTTCAAAGCGAAGATTGGAAAAAGATGATGAATGATTTCATGGATAAAACTGTGTCACGTGAAGAAATAAACTATGATAATATAAATTCATTTTTGGGAGATTATGTTAAAGAATCAATGGTAAATGTCATTGACAATGGTATCATGTACTATTCTCTTATATGCAGAATGATAGATGTCAATATTAAAACTCGTATAACACCTGAAGAATTACACGATATTTTATCAAAAGAAGAAATGAAAAATACTAAAACAGTTTTAGATAAATACGAATTTCTTGAATATAATTCTACAAGAGACTTGTCAAAACAGAAAATAACTCACAATCAGATTGCTATTTTAGTTGAATGGTTACTTCAAATAAAATCAAAATATAATTTATATTCAAGTGTGGAATATTCAATTGAGTTATTATACAGAGTATTAGAAGCAAATTCTATCAATACAGATGACCTTCAACTATTAGGAATATGCTGTTTAATTGTATCGACACATGCAAATTGTGACGATATTTTAGAGATAGATGATTATGTATATTTTTGCAAAGAAACTTATACATCTGAGCAAATAGAAAATGGAATCAAGAATATATATACATTGTTAGATTTTAAAGTATATCCAACATATACAGTTGAAGGTTTAACACACAATTGCGATTATAAAAAGTGGCATAATTTGTATCTGACATACAATAGTGGAAAATTAACAATGAGAAGGGATACATTTGATATCTTAGACAGATTAAACGAAATGTGCAATTTAGGTATTTTAGATACTTCCTCATATGAAAAGGTAAAAAATTGGTCTGGACTTTCCAATTATAAAATGTTGAATAATATAAAATTTCAATATGAAAAGAAAGTTATATTTTTTAGAATGATTAAACATTTTTTATCACTAGTTGATAATAGTAAATTATACGATTCTGTAATGGAAATCACAATTAACATGTTTAAATACATTATTAAACATAAGGATTTTTTCAAAAACAGAACAGATTTTTCAAAGATTATATCTATAATACATCAAAAATATTCAGAAGTAATCTTTCTCACCAAAAATAACAAAACTAAAGGTCTTAGACATAAAAAATCAAAGTCAAATATATATTACTATAATAAATTAATTGAACTGAAAAACGACATGGTTTTCTAAACATGAGAGGTAAGTATTCAAGGTAAGTATTCAAGGTAAATATTCAAGGTAAGTAAAAAAAAACAAAATGTGATTCATTTTGTTTTTTAGTATAAGTATAAAATTGACAATTTAAATTTTAGGTGTAAGTTCTTTGTTTAAAAATGAACTCCAATTCATATATTTCTCAATGTGCTTCTTTTACTTTATCTGGGAAAAAATGTTCTAAAAAAATCGTAAATGGAACTGTATTTTGTACTCATCATCAATATACAAATAGAGGTCCAAAGATACAATGCGAAGCAAATATTAAAAAAGGTTCAAGATGTACAAATAACAGTTCAGATGGACATTTTTGTTTAAAACATAAACCCAAGACAGAAACAATAGAAACAAATTGTAAAGGTTTAGTATTTTATAAAGGTATAATGTTAACAGAAACAACCAACTGGTTTATCAAAAAATGTAAAAATAAGTGTTCTAATGAATATTGTGATACACATAAACATAAATACCGTTTAGAAAAACCAGATGAATGCCCTATATGTATGGATACTATATTAGATACAAACGAAATCCCACTTGAATGTGGACACTGGGTACATAAAGAATGTTTAAAACCTACAAATATTTCTAAATGTCCTATGTGTCGCCAAGAAATGAAAAAAGAAGAAATAGAATATATATTTGGGAGAAATATTAACAATGATATAAATGAACACTATTACGAAAGTGAAAGTGAAAGTGAAAGTGAAAGCGAAAGCGAAAGTGAAAATGAAAGTGAAAGTGAAAGTGAAGAAGATATGTATAATTTCACCGATAGATTTAGGTTGATAGATATTCAAGAAATTGAACCGGTAGATGATACAGAGCTATTTGATAATATAGAATTGTTGTCTTCTTATATTTCAGGTAGATACGATTCTACTAGATTAGTCAGTGGGTTATCTGGGTATGGTATCAATTTTGATAGTCTTATGCGTTTAAATGAAAATGACAATTTTCGTTTTAATATTTTTCTAAATATATTCATACGAGAATTGATAAATAAAGTTTCAAATAGATATCCTAACAGAAACGTGGACATAGCTTCAATTTATAGAATTTCTAAACATAGATTTTTATCAAATGCTAGTTTTTTAAAGTCATTATACGTTATATTCAATCATATAAACTACAATATATACATTCAAAGAATATTTAATCATATAAGTCATTTTGAACATGAAATTTCGTTGTCAATTGAATGTTTATAATTCAATTGTCTTTTTTTTTAATTTCAAAGGTAAGAACTTGTATAAAATTGATTTTTTATATATTTTACTATATTTTTAATACAAAACAATATTTGAAAATGTCAAGTTCAATTCATCTTATAAATGATACTGATGCTCTTGAAATGCCTTTGAGTTATAATAAAATAACTCATTTTAATTTGCAAGTTGAATATACTAGAAAACTTGTTAAAAAATTAAAATCAAGAGATAACTATATCAATAGACAATCTAAATTGTCTAAAGTGAAAAGTGAAAAAACTATTAAACCTATAAAAAATGAAAACGAATATAGTGAATGGAAAAACGAACAAGGAGAATTACATCGTGAAAACGATTTACCAGCTTTAACTCGTTTAGATGGTACAAAACAATGGTGGATAAATGGAAAATTACATAGAGAAAACGATAAACCAGCTATTATTCGTTCAAATGGTGTTAAGGAATGGTGGTTTAACGGTAAACCATTTAGAAAAAATAAAAAACCAATCATAGAACAACCAAATGATGAATCAATTCATGAATTTCTATCCGTTATAAATAAATCAGTTCAAAGAAACAAATTAAAAATGTAAATTCATAATTTTAAATAAACAGGTAAGTAAAAATAAGGTAAGTAATATAAAAAAACATAATGAAAACCCATTATGTTTTTGATTATATTTTCTTGTGTAATTTTTTGAGAAGTTCATCTCTTTGATTTTGCAAACTTAAAATTAGCTCATAAGGATCAGAACGAATTTGAGAAGGCTTGATAAGTTCAATTGATATAGTTTGATTTATTTTATCAAGTCCTTTGTATATATAATATTCAATTTCTGACCTTTTTTCAAATGTAAAAAAACTAATAATTGATGTAATAATAGTAGTTAAAATACTAGTTATGGTAGTTGTAACCTGAAAAAAAATACTTTCTGGACTAGAAAGAGATAATGTAAATGTAAAACAACTAGAAATCAATAATATAAATTTCAACAAATTTGAAACTAATTTATGTGTATAATTTAACTGTTTATATTTGACGGATTCACTAACACATATCTTTTGAAATTCAATATAATAATTTTCAACATTATCATTCCATAAACTTGTATCTATAATTCTAGGAGAACAATCACTTTGACTTAGATCATCTGTATATTCATTTTCATTAATACAATTTTCAATAGTATCATTTATATTTTTTTTTCTTAGTTTGTTAAACCGTCTATAATGTCTTCTTTTGTGTTCTTTGTAAAATTTATCCTTGTATTCATGTGGTTTTACTATATCTCCAGAAACATCTTTATTTGTTGAATTTAGAGAAAGAGAATCTAGAGAATCGGTTGAATCAGTTAAATCAGGACTTGTATTTTCAATTTCACAAACATGACTTTCAGTAGGAGATACCCTGTCATTTGTCTTTTCCGTTTCAATTGTGTGTTTTTCTATTCTACGACTTTCTGAAATATTTTTGCTTGTAATTTCTTTTTTACATTTTTTAGAGGGACATTTGGATATAGAAATATCATCGTTGTCTTTAGAACAAGAATGAAAATTATTAAGTTTTTCAATTGATGAAAAACTCTCATTTTTAAAAGACGGGTAAGTATGAATATGATTAGAAACATTAGGAAAAGATATATTTGAATCAAACGAAGTATTAACTGGCATAAATTTGGCATTTATTTTGAATTGGTTTTTTTCACAATTTTTGATTATGTTTTTTCTATTTAAATATATCTCTTGTGTAAGTATTTGAATTTTTGTATTTGGAGTTTTTTTATAGAATTTTTCCCTGTTTTCATTATCTTCTTTTGTACTTTTTTTAGTATCTAATTTGTATAAATAAAAACTTGAACCATCGTGTGTCTTGAAATTGCTCGTTGAATTAAATTCACTATTTATGATTGGTTCGTTATTATCAGACATGGAAATTCCTGTCGATATTACTTTATCAGTCGTTATATTAAGAGATGGATTTTGTATATTTATTTTTATATCGCTCATTTCATTCTCCATTTTAATGTATTTATTATTATAAAATGAAAATAAATACATATTTTTTTGGAATAAAATTACAAACTCAAAATAATATTTTTATGTAATAAACAAGATAAAGTATATAAGATAAAACAATGTTTGGGATTATTGAAAAAAACATAATAAAATCAAAAAAAGAATTAATTTTTATTTTTGTCATTGGAATTATATTTTATTTAAACGATTATACAACTGGAAAAGATACATTATATACAAATTGTGAAAATCCATATACTACTCAACTATATTTATTTTTGCATCATTTATTATCTTCTTTCTTAATATTTGCATGGTTTTTGACTTCAAATAAATTTATTTTGAAAATTCATATTATAACAGTTATAATTGTTTTGATTACACAAATTATTTACAGAGGTGAATGTCCTACTACATCATTTATAAATATAAATTGCAATCTACCAAAAAGAACTTTATTGAAAGATTTTTTATTTATGACTGGTATAAAATCAATTGATTATATTTATGTTTATTTTATATTTAAAATCGTTTCAGTTATAGTTGCATATAAGAAAATTGTAAATTAATTTTTTATTATAATTATTTATAATAAAAAATGTCTTCAAAGAAAAATACACTTGGTACAATTTCTATTAGAAAATTGAAATCCTTTTGCAAACTTGCAAAAATAAGTTTTGAAAAAAAAAGTGGTAAATCTCTTGAAGACGAACTTATAAAAAAAGTAAAAAAATACCTCCTTAAATACACATATGCTCCTAGATATTTAAGAGGATTAACACCAGATGAAAAGTTTATAAAAATGTTTGAGATACAGTATTATAAATTAAAAGAGAAACACGGTAAAGTATCAAAAAAGGAAAAATATAAAGTATCATCTCTTGACAAACCAAAAAAGTCAAAAATGAGTAAAAATATTTCAAAGCAAAACTCTATTTCTAAATACACAAAAAAATGGAATAAAAGTCATAAAGCAAAATCTTTAAAAGAAAAAAGTAAGATATCTGGTGTTCCTTTACCTATTCTTAAAAAAGTATACAATAGAGGTTTAGCAGCATGGAGAGGTTCATCTCATAGACCAGGTGCTTCTCAGCATCAATGGGGAGTAAGTAGAGTTAATAGTTTTTTGACTTGTGGTAAAACATGGTATTATCCAGACCATAAACTTTCAAGAGAAGCAATGAATAAATCGTCAAAAGCAAGAACATTTTGGAAAAAATGCAATAAATCAAAACAAGGAAAAAGAACAAAAAGTAGATAAAATACAATTATACAAATTCAAGTGTATAATCAATATATTTACATGATAGAAAAGGAACAACTTTGAATAACCCAATATCTATATCGTTGGGTATTAGTTGTTTTTGTTTTACTATTTTTATGCGTTTTTCTGTCTTGATTGGTAGTTTGAAAAATTCAGCACCAAATTTACATACAAAATTTTCCAATTTATCTAAACAACCAATTTCGTCAAATATATGAGCTAAATAAGGAATTAAAAAAGTGGATGAAAAAATACCAGCTTCACATTCTTTACCTAATTTTTTATAATTAGGATGTGGAGCAGAATCAGAACCTAAAAAGAATTTTTTGTTTCCGGATTTTACGATTTCTCTTAGAGCATCTCTATGTTTTTTGTGTTTTGCTACTGGTTTACAATAATTGAATGAATTTTTAACTACATCGTCTATTGTAAGTTGTAAATGATGTGGAGTTATAGTTGCAACTACATTTTCATTACATTTTAAAACTTTATCTATGGACTCTTTTGTAGATATATGTTCCAATACAATTCTCAAGTTTGGAAAATTAAGATGTACATCAATAACTTTTTCTAAAAAATCACTTTCTGCATCCAATATTGAAGAAGTATGATTTTCTCCATGTATATGCAAAACTAAATCTAATTCTTGCATTTTAGAAAAAACATGATAAAATATTTTAATATCACTAAGTCCTTCGTCTGAATTTGTAGTGACACATTGCGGATAAAATTTCAACCCAGTTACATTAGCTTCTCTTTTTGAAATTTCTAATTCATCAATATTTATTGAGTTTGATAAAAACATCGTCATTAGATATTCAACTTCAGGTTCATTTGATTTCAATTTGTTAAAATATTCTTTTGCTTGTTTAAAAGAAGCGATTGGAGGATTCAAATTAGGCATTACTAAAACACGATTAACACCACCTTTTTTGATTTCTTTTACTAGATTATCACAAAAAATTCCTTGTCTAAGATGAATATGGAAATCATCAGCAAATGGAAGATACATATCTTTTTGTTCATATTTTTTTTCTAAATCCATTTTTTTGTATATAATTTTATTTTTAATATGTTTTATATTTTTAAAATGGATAGTTCTGGAATTATAATATTAACAGTCACTATAGTAATATGTTTAGCAATATTTGGTATGATGTATTATATTGAAAAAAAAATAAAAAAACTTGAATGTAAATAAATTTATATCAAATTAAAAAAATGATTTATAATAAAAAAGTAAAATAAGGTAAAAAATGTCATCTCAAAGTGAAATGGAACAAAAATTCATAAATTCAAATTATAATTCAACTCCATTCTTTACTTTGAATGGTAAAAAGATGTATTGTAGAGTTGTAAATGTATATGATGGTGATACTATAACTGTAGTGTTGAATATATTTGATGGATTTTATAAATTTAGTGTAAGAATGAACGGAATAGATACTTGCGAAATAAAAAGTAAAAACGAAAAAAACAAGGAATTAGCTTGTTTTGCTAGAAGTCGTCTTATTTCTCTTATCACAGATAAAGATATATCAGAAACATCATTATTAAAAGACAGAAGAACGATTAATAATTTTCTAAATAAAAATGTATATTGTGTATGGATTGAATGTTTAGATTTTGATAAATATGGACGTTTATTGGCTAATATTTATAAAAATGATAACGTATTAACTCCTAGTGAAAGTTTTTCAAGTATTTTACTAAAAGAGAAATTAGCATATACATATACTGGAGAAACTAAATTAACAGAAGAAGAACAACTCAATACATTAAAATAATTTTTGTGTGTTTTTATATATTTTATATAAAATATATAAAATGATAAACTTTGATAAATATAAAAATACTGAATATGATTACTGTATCATAGGAGCTGGACCAACTGGTTTAACAGTATCTTATTTACTTTCTAAAATAGGAAAAAAGTGTATTTTGATAGATAAAAATAAAGATATAGGAGGGTGTCATCGTGTTGATAGAGTAAATGGATTGTTTACAGAACATGGACCTCGTATATATTCAAGTTCTTATATTAATACAAAAAATATTCTAAAATCAATGGATATTGATTTTAATGATATTTTTACAGGATATAATTTTACAATAAGTAATATAGGTAATAGAACAATTAAACAATTTACATATAAGGAATTATCTTACTTTGTATATCATTTTATTTTGTTATTGTTTAATGAAAATCACGGTATAAATATATCTATGAAAGAATTTATGGAAAATCGCAATTTTACAAACGAAACAAAGGATTATATTGATAGATTATGCAGATTAACAGATGGAGCAAGTTCAGATAGATATAGTTTAAACAAATTTTTTCAATTAGCTAATCAACAAATATTTCACAAAATATATCAACCTAAACAGCCACATGATGTTGGGTTATTTAGGTTATGGAAAGATAAACTTTATCAAAATAATATAGATATACTCTTGAATACAGAAATTATTTGTTTAAATGGAAAAGACGAAAGGACTGTTGAAACTATAACTGTAAAAGAAAATACTCTAAAAAACTGTTTTGAAATAAAAGCAAAAAAATATATATTTTGTATTCCTCCAAAACATTTAGGAATTATTCTTTCAAAAAAAACATCAAGTGGAATTTCTTATAAAAATGCATTTGGAAATTTCAATACAATAAATGAATGGATAAATAGTACAAATTACATGAATTATATACCTATTACATTTCATTGGGATTATACTAATAAAAATGTAATTCTACCAAAAGTATGGGGATTTCCAAATACAGAATGGGGAATTGCATTTATAGTTTTAAGCAATTATATGAACTTTAATGATAAACGTTCAATTATAGTAATAAGCACATGTATAACCAAAAATATAAAATCAACATATATAAATAAAACTCCAGATGAATGTAGTGAAAACGAATTGAAAAGAGAAACATTAAGACAGCTTCTTATTTCTTTTCCTGAATTGCCAAATCCTTCATATTCTATTATTCATCCAAATGTAAAATATATAAATAACAAATGGATAGAAGACGATACAGCATTTATCAGTGCAACAAATACTAAATATTTAAAATATAATTCTGATACAGTAATCAATATATTTCAAGTAGGAACACAAAATGGAAATAGCAAATATAGATTTACAAGTATGGAATCTGCAATTTCAAATGCTATTATATTTTCAAACTATATTGAAAAAAATACACAAAAAATAATAAAAACAACAAATACATTTGACTTGGTTTTTGTAATTAAATTATTTATTTTTTTAATATTTTTGATATTTATTTTTACATACTTGAGATATTCACAAAAAAAAGTTAGGTCATAAAATAGTAACATAAAAAACATATAATTAAATATACACATGCTAAAAAATACAATAAACATAAAGATTTTTTTAAGAAATTTTGATTAGTTGGTTCTTTATAAAATACATCATTTTCATCAAATATATACTTGTCAATATTATAAAAAAAGTTCAACATTTTTTTATAATATTTTATTTTTAAAAGTCTTTTCTTCTTTAAAAACTAATATTTTACATTTTATAACTTTGTCCTCCTTTTATTTTTGCCAACAAGTCCAATTTAAATATGATATGAGCAGTAATATAAGTGACAGGAAACATAAATGCAAAAATAGAAAATAACACTTTGTAACCATTACTCCATCCAGCTTTAGTATTTGAAAACCAACTTAATCTAGCAGCATAAATACCTAAAATCAAATAAACAATAAACATTAACATAACAAGAGGTGTAGATAATCTCTCTTGTCTTTGTTGTTCTATATTTTCAGGACAATTGTTATAACCTTCCTTGTTTGGTTGTTCATTTTGTTGTTCAACATTTTTATAAAGAAAATATTCAGCAATCATTTTTGTTTTATATAAAGATAAAAGATAATAAAAAAAATTATACATTTATTAACTAAGTAATCAATCTCTACGTAATAAAAAAATTATAAACAATACCAGAATAATAATTATAAAAATGTAAAACCTATTTGACTGTTTATAGTATTTGTTACAAACAGGACATTCTTCTATATGTTCATAGATATTTCTACAATGTAAATGTGAAATTTGAGGTTGTAATTGAACTTGTGATTGAACTTGAGGCTGCAATTGAGATTGTAACTGAGATTGCAATTGAGGGTGCGATTGAGGGTGCAATTGAGGGTGTAATTGAGGTTGGATTTGAGGTCTCAATATACGGTTAAAATTATTGTTATCCGGTAAAGGTAAACGTGGATTGAATTGTTTTTGTAATTTGTTTCTAATCATATTTTCATCATAAGATAAAGAAGGGATATCTGAAATGTTACTAACAGGGTAAGGAGGTCTTGCAGAATGAGAATCTAAAGTTCTAGAATTTATTTTTTTCAAGTTCATCAATTCGTTTTCATTATTTGAATATTCTAAAGATATTCCGTCTTTACGAGTTATTCTTGAACCAGACGAACTAGAATTCAATTCATAAGAAGGTCTTCCAGATGTATCTTCGTCATCAAAAATATTTTCAATAATTGTAAAATTATTATATGTCATTTTTTAAATTCAATTATGTTTTTTATAATTAAAATATAATTTTTTTTATTTATAAATAAACAAATTTTATATTATATTTTATAAATAAAATGTCTCGTAACAATTCACCAACTTATAAAAATAATATACTTGATTCTAAAGAACGTAATAAATATATTTCTAAAATTGAAAATAACTTGGGATATTTGAAACCTGGTTTTAATACTCCATTACATCACAAGATTATTGAAAAATATGAAAATTTAGGTTTTACTTTTAACGTTAGATACATTTCTATATTTATAGTTTTATTTGTAATTATATTTTTACTATTTAGATTTGTGAAACCTGGAATTATCCTTAAACCTAAAAAAATCAATTCATCAATGAATATAACTGCTAAAAAAAATCAGGAACAAAAAGAAATAAGCTATATGAAACTCTCTATTTATAGTTTCATAATAACTGGAATTGTATACGGAGTTTTGTATTTTTTTAAAACAAAGAATAAACAAATTGGAATTCTATTTGGTGAAGAAAAAAATGAGTAAAAAACACAATAAAAAAATATATTAAATAATAATATATTTTGTATTTTATAAAATACAAAATATTAAAAATACAAAATAAAATGCAAGACTTTTTAAAAAAAACTCCTGTCAAGACAAACGTCTTGCCTAAACTTATAGGTAAATCTATTTTATTTGCAAGTATGCAATTTGCCATTGGTTCTGTTGAAATGTCAAGTAAATTCTCCGTAAAGAATTTTTCTAAAGACCAAGATACATTACAAAATGCGGCTGATGCTCTTTCTGATTACTTAATTATAGGTCTATTGTGGACTTTTGGAACATCTCTTATCTTTTATACAAATTACAAATGGACTGGAGTTGGTATAAATATGGTAATTAACTTTGCTATCATGTACTGGATTTACTGGTCATATATAAAATCTTTTGATTCTGCATGTAAAAAGTACGATTTGGAAAAACCAATTATGTTTAAACCTTATGTTAAGAATTAATTATTGAGATAATAGCAAATATTCATATCTTCATTTTCTTTTTCCTCTTCTTCAATTGTTTCTTTTGATTTCATATAAATGGAAATATTACCAAGAGATCCCACGTTTAATTGAATTTTCAATGGAAGAAACTTATCATAATAAATTCTCACATTTTGTGAAAGACCAGCTACTTTTACCAATTGTAAAATCTGGTCTGTCTCGTATTTTTGGGAAAAAATATCTAAATTGTCATTTTCATCAGAATGAGTTGTATCTCCAAAAGTTATTTTTTTAGAATATACATTTTCTCTATCACAATAAAATTCTATTTTATGTTTGAAAAATGTAATATCAATATATTTTGAAACTCTATTTAGAGATTTTAATTTCACAAATTCTTTAGAAGAAGTTATGATTGGATTGTCATATCCATCTGGAAATTCAGTATCAACACTTCTGTGATTTGTGATTTTCACATGACTTTCAGAAAAAAAATTATTTTCATTTCCTTGAATTTGTAATCCTAAATTCAATTGATTGTTTTTATCTATATACATTGTCAATTTGTCTTTCTTTTTGATTGATTTTAACATTTTAAACAAATGCATAAGATTCAATCCAATCTGTAATTCTTCTTTTGGAACCATATATACTGGAAAATTCTCCCTAAGCAATTGTAAATGAACTAGTTTAGTTCCATTTGCTGATTTTGAATCAGTTCCTGTAAGTGTGATACCGCTTTCATTAAATACAAAACATGCTTCAATTACACAATTCTGTAATAATTCAGCAAGAACTTTAAAAGTATATGCTTCAGGTGTATATACATACAAGACACAATCGCTTTTCTTCATTTTGTACTTCTTTAATTTTATACAAAAAAATTTTATTATATAATATAATAAAATTTTAAATTGTTTATATTTTTATAATTATAGTATTATAAATATAAATGCAAAAATATCCAAAAAAGTTTGCCAACTATATTACAGTTCCAAGAGAAAATTATAGAGAATATCAAAATTCAAATATTCCCTCTAAATTTTTTTCATCTTCTACTGGTGGGAATGAAGTATCATCAGAACCTGGAGATGCGGCTAGTGTTTTATCTGCTCTACAACAATGTCCTCCTCCTCCTGCACCTACACCAGAAATTAATAACTCAGCTGTAAAAGATGCGGCAAATGCAATGGGAATACGTTCTTGTAGTACAACTACCACAAATGTATCATTTGGTTTTTGTTCTGTTGCTATTATGGGCTGTGCAGCTGCACAAGGAACACATACTGAGAATCTCGGATGTGAAACAGTTCAGGTAATTGCAGATAAATTTAGACAAACTTCACAAAATATAAATTGTATTTTAAATACAAATGTTAGAACACTTGATGTTAGTATTAGATCGAGCAATACTGTAAAATTTAGTGCAACTAACCATTCAGAAATAAAAACTGAATGTCCTAGTGGTTTCAAAATAGGTCAAACCTCAACTATAAAATATATAGATCTGCAGACAATCACTACTGACCAAATTGCACAAATAGCAGACCAAGTAAAAACAACAGCAAATGATATAGTTAAAGCTGTTCAAAACAATGAAGCTGGATATGCAGGAACTCCAATTGGTTCTAAATTTGTAAGCGATTCACAAAAACAAATAGATAGTATAGATTTCAAACAACAAGTAAAACAATCAATTGACCAAATAAAAGTAAAAATTAATTCAAACAATGAAGTTGAATTTTTAGCTGATAATTATTCAAAAATATTAATAACTGGTAATGATTGTGAAATAAAACAAAATACACTTATTGATATGATGTCTACAAAAATAATGAATGATACAATATCTGCTGTTTTTACAACAAAGGTAGAATCAGAAGTGAAACGAGATGTTTCTGCAGAATCTAAAAATGTATCACAAAGTGTTCCAGATACGATTGGTAGCATGTTTAAGGCAATTGGTGGGTTAGCTGCTATGGGTTTGATTTTTGGTATTATCATTGTAATAGGTATAATAATGATTGTTCCAAGTCTTTTAAAATCAGCTGGTGGAGAAAAAAAAGGAGTAGACAATGTAAGTGAAAACCTTTCTTCTTTATCTTCTTTGTCAAAACTTAAAAAATAGAATATAAAATTGTTTTAATTTAAGTTTTTTTTACATAATACATAAGTGAAACAATAATTAAAATTAATACTATAACTATTAAACCAATTATATAGTTTTTATATTTTGAAACAAAACTTGATATTCCACCACCAGTTTGAGGTGGAATTTGAGGTGTAATTTCACCACCAGTTTGAGGTATAGTTCCACCACCAGTTTGAGGTATAGTTCCACCACCAGTTTGAGGTATAGTTCCACCACCAGTTTGAGGTATAGTTCCACCACCAGTTTGAGATGTAATACCACAATCAAATTTTAAATCTAAATTTCCAGTATCAAGTGTACTATTTTCAGAAGCATTAAGTATAGCACTGCATATATTAATATTTGGCGGAGTCTGACATTTATATCTTTTATACACATATGTATCCTTGTATAAATTTGAGTCATATGTATTCTGACAATTTGAATTTAAACAAATACAATTTGATTTGAGTGTATTGTATAATTGTGGACTTGAATTTTTTACATTTTGTGCTAAATTTTCACCCAAGAATGAATTCAAACATGCATCGTCGTCTGAAATACAATTGCATGTTTTATCTATAAAATTTGTGAGTTTACAATAACTTGAAAATATGTTATCTGCTATATTGTTTGGATTATCTGTATAATAATTGTTAAAACCAGTATGATGAATAGTATTATACAATAATGAAAATTTTTTTGAACCATCTTCGTATAATAACCATTTTCCATTATCAGAAATAAAATATTTCTGATATATATTTCTTAATTTTAATTTATCGTTTAGTTTCAATTTTATTGCATTAGTGCTAATATCATCATTTTTTATTAAAGGATTTATAAATTTTTTAAACCAATTTCCATCTTTATAAATTCCTATATTTCCTAAATTTGTGAAATATACTGAATATAAATTGTTATTTGTGTATAATGAATCAGATATATATCCATTAAATTCATCTGTTAGTTTATAAACTAACACAAATGAATTGTAAGTAAGTGTGTTTTGTAATAGACGTTTTACGTCAAAATCTACACTCATCTTTATTTTAAACAAATGACAAAATTTATTTAAATAAAATATCTCCTCTAATTTTACAGACATTATAATATTTCTCCTTTTCGTTATATATTTTAACTGTATCAAAATAATAATCCTCTATCTCTCTACAAAACATTTGACTATAGAAAGATTCAAGAATTTTATCATGTTTGTTTAATGAAAATAGCATATTGTCATCATTTGTAGAACGATTGTAAAAATCAACAAATATATCGTATTTCAACGTTTTACCAAATGTATCATAACATCTTTTTATAAATTCACTTTCATACTTTATATTTTTTGTATTAGCTGAGAAACTTTGCTCATAATCAATTTCTATATTAGAATCAATATTTATAAAATTACAATTATTATTGATTGTAGTTAGTGTAGGTTTTAATATATATACATAATCAGTATGTTTTTTTAGGAGATTTATATTTGATATATTAATATTATCAAAAACAAATATAATTGTAGTTTTGTATAGTTTGTGATTTTCTAAAAAAAATATCCAATCTTTTGTATTTAAATTCAAATGTTTAGTATCTACTATTAGCAAATTATTTTCAACTATTTGTCTTTTCAGGTTTTTCAAATAATTACTAAATACAATATCATCATATCGTATATATATATTGTCTGAAATATATTGTATATATGGAAAACTATTACCCATAACTACACCAAGTTTATATCCTGAATTATAGAATTTTCCAATCAAGTAATAGAGTAAATAATTTACATTTTTATTATTTCCAACTATACTAAAAATAGTGCTATTTTCAAATGTAATTTTATTATCATACATTTTTACACTTTATTTTCAAAATTATGTTTATCAACTTTTTTATAAAATTATTTTTCAGTTTTATTACAAATTGTATTTAAAAAATACATTTTAATACAAAATATGAAAATAATAACTCCGGTTGTAAATAACATAAATTTTATATATATTCAATATTATACTCTTAAAAAATATATGAAATGTGATTATGAATTTATTGTTTTTAACGATGCAAAAGATTTTCCTGATGAGACTAATAATGGAAATATATATATTAGACAGGAAATAAGAGATATTTGTAAAAAATTAAATATAAAGTGTATTGATATTCCAAATGAACACCATAAAGCTGGATTTTATCCAGCTAAGAGAACAGCTGATAGTTGTAATTATATTTTAAAATATCAAATTGAAAATCCAGATAAATATTTAGTGATTGATAGCGACATGTTTTTAATAAATGATTTTCATATAAAGGATTATGAACAATATGAATGTTCTATTGTTTTACAACATAGAGCTTTTGATATACAAGAAGATGCTAAAATTTATAGAATAGATGTGAACTATTTTTGGAGCGGTCTTTATTATTTTGATACAGTTAAAATGAAACATAAAGAATTACTTGATTGGGATTTCATAGAAGGATTAGATGCCGGAGGTTTCACTGCAAAATGGTTAAAAACAACATGTGATAAAATCCCAGATACAAAAAAATTAAGATACGATAAAATAACAAATTATAATACACAAAACATATATTTTATAAAACATTTGTGGTCTTTAACATGGGATGAAAACGAAATGCCTCAATTTGCAGATGAACAATTAAGAGAATTTCTAAATAACGATCCTAGAAATGAAAATGGAAAATATTTTTGTGAAATATATGATAATAAATTTTTCCATTATAGAGCTGGTGGAAATTGGAAAAAAGAAGGTATTAATTTTCATAATGATTTAAGCAAAAAATTAATGGATGTATTAACTTCAAATTAATCATTTTGTATAGATTGTAGTAAATAATTTTTTTTCTTACAATATTTAAAAATAAGTATTTCTATTTAATATAAAATGTTTTATATTAAAAGACTATTCAATTCTTTTACAAATTATTTTTATAAGACATCTGATATTCAAAATTCTATTGAAAACAATGAATTGGAATTATCAAGAAATAAAACTCCTATAGAATATTCAAATAACGATATAAGCGAAGTTCTAAAAATATTAACTGATAGAATAAATGACAATGAAAAAACAAATAAAGACCAAGTTTCTTCGGGAGACCAAAATTTAGATATTGTAAATAGAGATAATGATAAAATTACATCAATTGAAAATGTATCTAATATATCTACTGATGTATCTAATGTAGTGAATGACATTATTCATGTTGCAAATGATGTAAAAGATATAATTGAAGAAGTAGAAAAAATAAAGTCTGATATACAAAATGATGACGTTTCTTCTATAATTAACGATACTGTAAAATTAATAAATAGTATTGAAACGTCAGTTGATGATGTAAAAAAAGTCTACAATGACACTATAGACTTGACTTTGAATCAAGATGACAACTCTGAAACTGAACCATTAAATATAACCGAAAATACTAAATCGGTTGATGATGATTATAAAACTCTATTTGATATGGTTGCTGAAAAAGATTTACAAAATGGTTTTGATTTTTCCAATTTTAAAGACATTCCAGATACTTTTATGAATATTCCAACAAAAACATTTGGTAACAGTATCAATAATCCTTTTCTTCAATTGTATAAAAGTGCACTTGATAAAACTAACAGTTTTGAAGATAGGTGTCAAGCAGTTAGATACATGCAAAGAATATTTTACTTGAATAATCTCAAGTACTGCACTGATGTTGCTATTAATATTTTGAAGGATGAAAGTCAGCCGTTTTCAAAACGATATTACTTTTTCTCAAATAATGATGCCTATGTGAAATTAGATTATGAGATTGTAAATGAATGTCATAAATATGTATACAATCATTTTTATGAATTTAATGCTCCTTTAATGTACAAAATATTGAGTGCTCAATTTATACTTGCACATTTACTTCATACAGAATATGACAGAGATAAATTACAACAATTTTTATTAGAAATAGCAAATGATAAAGAACAATCAGTAAATTATAGAGCTGAATGTGCAGATATATTATATAGACATGGTGTTGAAAAACATTATGTTGAAGATGCTGAAAATGTAATAAAAGAATTAGGAGAACTTTATCAAAAAAATAAAGTTTCTACAATTTATACAAATGCACAAAATGTTCATGATATCACTATAAACAAAAAAATAATAAATACTCTTCAGAAACTTATTGAAACTGTTAAAACTACAAGAAATTCTGGAGAAGTTTTGGAAGCAATTAGAAATGAACATTCTTATTTAGATAGTGAAAAATTACATAAAATAATGTCAAGTTTAGAAAGAATTATGATAGATACTGCAAAATATGAAATGTTAAACATGTCTGATATTTTAGTACTTGTATGGGAATATATTTGCAATTCAGAACATAAAAATGAACTTGAGAACCGTTTATTACAAGAATTAGAAGAAATGGATGAAACATGTTCAACTGGTCATTTAAGTAGAATATTAAATGTTCTTAGTGGTTATTTTGTAGAAAGTTCAGTTGAAATTTCTTTTAAAGAACAATTAAGAAGCAATATTTTTGCAAGGTATACTAAAATGATAAATATGTTACCTGAATACAAAAAAGAAAAAATAAATGAAGAAATGATTTTAACTAATCCATCTGAAAAAGATACAATTAAAGAATTTTTATGTGATTATAATATTGAAGAAACATTATATAAAGAATTTGTAAATTCAGGACATATTGACGTTTGTGATTTTTATGAAAGTTATGAGAAAGCAATAGATGATTTTTTTGGAAAATTATATTAAGTTGTTAAAAAAATTTTATTATTTAAAGTATTTTTTTTTATAAAAATGATATCAACTATTCAAGACAATTTTTATAAAAAAACAGAAAATATTTCTAACGATTATATAGATGAGGAAAAAAATATTTCTTTCAATAGTGAAAGTATTGAAAAAAATACACAAGTAAAGAAACAAAAAAAAACAGAAAATATAAAAGATTACCACAAGGAATACAAAAAAAATTCCAACTGGAAAGAATATCTTTCTACTTATGTTGATAAAAATAAGGACAAACTAAATGAAAAAAAAAGAATTGACAGAAGAGTGAAAAATGATATGTTTGAACTTGTAAAAAACTGTATAGAAAATAAATCTATACATTTTACAAATGAAGAAGATTTTGTTAAGGCACTCGAATTGATAAATTGCAAAAATGCAAAATCATAATATGTCAAATCATATTTTTTTGTAAAATCATAATATGTCAAATCATATTTTTTTGTAAAATAGACAATTTGTAACATATATCTTTTGTAAATAGACAATTTGTATCCTTTATAAAATATATTAAATGCCTTGGTGAATAAATTGTGTTATCCAACTTTCAACAGTATATTACATTAATCCGAATACCGTGGTAGATATATTACTCCCAATTTATTTAGAACATGAACGAGATCTTGAATGCGAACGAGATCTTGAACATGATGGGGATCTTGAACATGATGGGGATCTTGAAAATGATGGGGATCTTGAATGTGATGGAGTTCTAGAATGTGAACGAGATCTAGAATGTGAACGAGATCTAGAATGTGAACGAGATCTAGAATGTGAACGAGATCTTGAACATGATGGGGATCTAGAATGTGAACGAGATCTTGAACATGATGGGGATCTAGAATGTGAACGAGATCTTGAACATGATGGGGATCTAGAATGTGAACGAGATCTAGAATGTGATTGTGATTCTGATGACGAAGATGATGAAGAAGAACATGATTCAATTTCTAAATGTAATGGTTTTGTTAAATTATTTTTCATTCTGTTACAAATTACATCAGAAATTTTCCATATAGATACAATTAAATTATTAGAATGTCCAGATGTACCGGCATTTGAAATATAAGTGTTTATAGGCTTGTTACTTACATGATTTCTCAATGTTAAAGTATCACCTTTGTATAAAACCAATACATTAGTTTCATTTAATTGGTTAACCCCAGTTGTTATTGTACTCTTAGCAGCGTATCCATTTACGTACCAAGAAATTTGAGAAGGACATTCAAAAATAAGTCTTGTTGAAACAACATACACACCAGGTACGCAAATCTCAATATCTTTATCACAAGATATTTTCATATTATGTACATTTTTATTATATTCAAAAACAAACGATTCATACTGGTCAACTTTTTGAGGATTAACTGAATAAAAAGTTCCATATGCTGATATATTTTTAGAGTGTTTTGGTTTAAATTTTTTATTCAAAAGTTTTTTACATCTTTTTATAATATGCTCTCTGTCGGTATCAGAATCGCTTGAATAATGTGATGATGAAGAACAAGAAGAATATTTTTTTTCATTTGGCATTTTTTATTAACAGCAAATAAAAAAAATAAAAAAAAAAATTATTTACTGTTAATAAAAAATGTCTAGAAAAAATAACGATAATTATTCAGAAAATAATTATGAACACGATCACGAACACGAACACGAACACAACCACGAACACGACCATGAAAAACACAAGCATCACAAAAAACACAAGTGTGAAACTAAAGAATACAACAGAACAAATTTATTAAATCCTAACTGTGAAGTAAAATGGCATATTATAAAGGGAGATAAAGGAGACAAGGGCGATAAAGGGGATAAAGGAGAAAGAGGTTGCAAAGGGGATAAGGGCGATAGAGGAGAAAGAGGAGAAAGAGGACATATGGGAGAAAGAGGTAAACGTGGATATCAAGGTGACAAAGGTGAATTAGGTCCACGTGGAGAAAGAGGAAAATGTGGAAAAATGGGTCCACATGGACCTACTGGTCCTAAAGGTGAAAATGTAATACCAGGATATGTATTTGGAAGTAATATCAATCAGAATATATCTGTTGGTGATCAATCACCAATTTTTTTCAACAATACAGATTTTTCAAATCATAATGTTACCGTTACTGGAACCAATGTGACTTTATATAAACCTGGTACTTATCAAATTGATTATTACGTAAAAGGAACAACTGTAGATGCTGGTCTTCCTATGAAATTTGATATTTACGCAAATGGAACAGGAACAGCCACATCGCTTTATGGTTCTGTATTTTCCAGTTCAGTTAATGGACAATCATCGTTAAATGCAAGTTTACAAGCAACTTTTCCTGACCCTTTACATAATGTATTTTCTGGAACTGGAACTATTTTGCAGTTGAGAAATGTTTCAGGAACACCTGTTAATTTGTCAAATGATAATTCAACAAATTCAAATATTCGTTTAATGAGAATTTATTAATACAACGAAAATATTTTTTTTATAACACGGTAAATATTTTTTTTATAACACGGTAAATAAAAATTTTATTATGACGTAAATATTTTTTATAGCACGGTAAATAAAAAATATTTTTTTTTATCTTTCGTATAATAAAAAACATAAATGACATCTCATAAAAAAAATAGCCCAGTAGAAAAACACAAGTCTAAACATAGACGTAGTCGTGAAAAGTGTAAGAGTAAGGAACATCATGAAAGTCGTGAAAAGTGTAAGAGTAAGGAGTATCGTAAAAGTCGTGAAAGTAGAGAAAAATGCAAGAGGAGTCGTAATGAACGTAAAACACGTAAAAGCAAAAGTCATGACTCTTCTTCATCAGACGAAGAAGAGGATTTTGAAGAAATATATTGCAAATTAAAAAATATGTTGATTCACGACAAAGAACTCATGGTAAGAGGTTGCACTTCATATTTAAATGGATATTCTACTGCTCCAAGAATTTTACAAACAAATGGAATTGTAGCATTTGATTATATAGATTTAAAGAATCATTTAGATTATCCATATACAAATGCTCCTTTTTTTGTATGTGAAGACGGTTATTATTCTATTTTGTTTTGTGCAAATTCAGCACAATCAACTCAATTTACCGTATTTTTAAACGGAACTCCACAACCTTTAAGTATATCAGGAAACAATGCAGGCAGTGGACAATCAGTTTTTAATTTTTTTATTTTTCTTAAAAAGAATGACGCTATCGAGATTAGAAACTATAAGTCTGAAACAAGCAGTTTAAATATCAGTGCCCAAGTTGGTGGTACCGAAAACAACTGCAATTTAAATATATGTGTTGTTAAAGTTTCTCCACTTGAAGTTTATAAAATGGATAGAAAAAAATGTGAATTTTCAACAAAGGAAAAGTGTCTCTTTAAAGAATTAGAACACAAATTACTATGTGATCCATGTCTCCAAATGCGTGGTTATAATGTTCATGGTGTTTTTAGTAATAGTACTATTCAAACTGTCGCATTAGAAGCACCTGTAATATTTACAAATGGAAATAATATAAATGGACTTACTCCTATGGATGGAACTGGAACTTATTCTCAAGTTCGTATAGACGAGGAAGGTGTGTATCGTGTTGAATTTTTATGCACTACAGATACATCTTCACAATTTGCTGTTTTTTTAAACGGTGTAGTTGATCAAGCCAGTATTTTTGGTACAAATAAGGGTGCAGGTCAATTATTATTGAGACATCTTATGAAATTAAATAAAGGAGATATGTTAAGTATTAACAATCATACATCAGGTGGTCCAATTGTTTTATCTCAAAATGCTGGAGGTTCATTACCAGGTATTTCAGCATTATTAGAAATTGTTAAAATTGCTCCTTTAAAACAATGTGCTCCTTACGAAAATAAACATAATGAATGTATTGAAAAAATGTATTGTAATTTTAAGAAATATTTATTGATGAATCATCATTTAGAATTAGAAGGTTCAGAAGCATTTCTTAGTACTTTTACTTCAACTCCTCAAACTTTACAAGTAGGAGATAAAATAGTAATGAGTGTAATTGATACTATTAGAAATGTAGATTTTACACAAGGAACTTCAGATATTAGAATTAAACATTCTGGTGATTATGAAATCCGTGCAGATATCATTAGTGACCGTCCATCTCAATTTACTTTATTTGTAAATAACGTTGCAGTTCCATACAGTACAACTGGTAGAGATTCAGGTGCAAATCGTAATATCATTCGTCAAATTATAACTCTAAAACACGGTGACTGTTTAGATATTAGAAACTGGAAATCAAATCTTGGACAAATTGCAACTACTCAAAATTCTGGTGGAACATATGTAGATGCCAATGTCAATTTTACTATTATGAAATTATCTAATGTCTGTGAAAAATATCATAAATTTAAATAATCGTCAATTACAAAAAACTAAAACAAACAATTAATTTCAAAAAATTATTTTTTTATTTACAGTAAATAAAAAAATGTCAACGTATCCTGTATTTTATGTTCAGCCAACTCCTTTTAAGTTAAAAAATACAGTTCCACAAAGAGTTGATAATGACCAACTTGGAACTACTGTTTCTCAAACTTTTTTTAAATATCCTAATTTAGTTCCAATTAATACATCTACTGGAACTATAACGAATTTTAATTTTACAAATGCTACTGGTTCAAATATCAATTGTTCTAAAATAAATATTGTATCGGATTATTCTTCAACTGTAGATGCAGAACAATTGACCGTTCAAGGTTCCACAGATCTAAATAATCAAATATATCTTGGATATCATACTTCTTCAAATTATGGTTCTATTCAATCAAGAACACAAGGTGTTTCTTTGCGTCCCATATTATTAAATCCATTGGGTGGAAATGTTGGTATAAACATATCAAATCCATCTTTAATTGGGTCAAATGCACTTTATGTAAATGGAAACATTTTTGCTTCTGGTACTATTACACCTTCTGACAGTCGTATAAAAACAAATATAACCAATGCTTCTACTGTAAAAGCATTAGAACAAATTAACAACATACAACTTAAAAAATATGATTATATTGATACACGACACCAAGATTACGATACAGATGTTTACGGAGTGATTGCTCAACAAGTTAAAGAGATATTACCTGAATCTGTAAATATTATGACAATGGTAATTCCATCTGTTATGAAATATAGTGTTTCGGTTAATATAGATGAAACATTTATTCCACCTTTGTATACTTTATATTTGGAAGAACCACATAATTTGACAAATAATGATAAAGTGAGAATCATGAATAAATGGGATAATTCATTAACTACTTATATATTTTCAGAAGATGTAAACTGTGAAGTTGTATCTGATAAAATTATAAAAGTACAATTACAAAATAAGGAATTTACAAACTATGAAAATCTATTTGTATATGGACACGAAGTAAATGATTTCCACGCAATTGACAAAACACAATTGTTTATACCATTAATCGGTTGTGTCCAAGAACTAACTAAACTATTTAATAACAGTATTCAAACTTCAAGAAATATGAATGGTTTTATAGAAGAACATACTAAAAATTCTCAATATATAAACAAACTAAAAAGTGAAAATGATATTTTTTTTAATGAAACAAATTCAAAGATAAATAAAATAAAAAATGACTTTGATAATAAATTACAATCTCTTAATTCCACTTATTCTAACAATTTATCAAAAAACGAAAACAAAATAAACGAATTGAAAAATTCTATTGATAATTTAAAAAAACACATACAATCTTTAGAATTGGATAAAAGACGTTGAAATGTACATAAAATATTAACTTTTTCTAAGTAAAAATATAACCATGTTAAATTTGACATGGTTGTTATCTTTATAATCTTCTTTATTTGTTTGTGTTTTTGATGATGTGTTTTTTATTCTTGTATACAGTAAGGCTGCATGTTTATTAAATTTCTTATTGAAATAAACTAAATCTTCATTTTTTATACTGATAACATGTGAATTGCTGAAATTACTAGAACTATTTTGATTAATCATTGAGAGATTTTCAATCATTTTATTGTTAAAAAAAAAAGACAATTGAATAGGTTCTAAATGAAAAATACTATAATTTATATAATAGTCTCCTGAATGTAAAAAATATAAATCTCCAGAACCTAATGTATGGTCACAGTTTCCATACATATTTGTATGTGCGTCAAATGTTATTTTTTCATCTGTTTTTATTGATATTTTTGTGGAATTGTATATATTAATATAAGTATATGTACAGTTGCATATACAGTCTTCCCCTTTGTCTCCTTTGTCTCCTTTGTCTCCTTTGTCTCCTTTGTCTCCTTTTTCTCCTTTGTCTCCTTTGTCTCCTTTGTCTCCTTTTTCCCCTTTCTCACCTTTCTCACCTTTGTCTCCAGTTTTACCTCTTTCTCCTTTGTCTCCAGTTTTACCTCTTTCTCCTTTGTCTCCAGTTTTACCTCTTTCTCCTTTGTCTCCAGTTTTACCTCTTTCACCCTTGTCCCCTCTTTCTCCTTTATCTCCTCTTTCACCCTTGTCTCCCGTTTTACCTCTTTCTCCTTTGTCCCCTCTTTCTCCTTTATCTTTATGTGTACATTTGTCAATTTCCAACTCTATGTTTATTTTATTTTCAATTGTCATTTTATTATCCGGTAAATAAAAAAATAAAAAATTAATTATTCAAGTTATACATTGATAATTTTAATTTAAGTTTATCAGTTAAAGAATTTAGAGATGATGTTTTCAATTTGAATTGGTTATTTACACTATTAATATTTTTAATATCATCGTCATTTGATAAAGCAATAGTAACACCTTGATTGCATAATTCATTCCAATTTTCAATAGTTGTAACTGCTTTATTTATTGTGTCTTTTTCGTCATTGTCTAATTGAGAATTAGTAAGATTAGGATTTTGTGTTGGGTCTACAAAATGAGTTACATAATTCATTGCACAGTTAATTTCGGATAATACACCCTTTAATATTTCGGATGTTTCATGTGCTGATTTTGGAATATGAATATTTGAAGTTGCTAATATGGTTTGTTTGAATTTTCCAAATACATTGGATAAATTGACAATCTTTTTTAAAGCATTTGAAATTGAAGTTAAAAATTCTAAATCGTTAATTATATTTACATTTTCTAGTTTTAATGTAAAAGAAGTAAATAAATTTGCCAAATCATCTGCTGCTTTTGAAAATTCATTAAATCCTTCAACTTCTACATCTAATTTCATTTGTTTGCTTTCATTTGCTATTTTAGATGCTGATAAAAAAAGTTCATTATAGTCATCAATTGTACCTTTTCCATGAAAATTTTCACATTTTATTTGTGATGCATATAACTTTATTTCATCCATGACATTTTTACTATTTACAGCATCATCGTAAATATTTATATCTGTAATTCCTACAAGTTTTTCTTTTATTTGTGGATCTAAAGATGGATTAGTTGTGTCAAATTGTATAAAAGTTACTCCTTTTCCATCATTTGTTGTTCCTTGGATTGTTCTAATTGTAGTATTAGTATCTACTTCTGTTGTATCTAATGTTTTATTTACTATGTCTGGTACAGTAAATACTGTATTGGTTTGTTGAGTTTGTTGAGTTTGTTGAGTTTGTTGAGTTTGTTGAGTTTGTTGAGTTTGTTGAGTTTGTTGAGTTTGTTGAGTTTGTTGAGTTTGTTGAGTTTGTTGAGTTTGTTGTGGTTGTTGAGTTTGTTCCTGGTTTTGAGTTTGTTCCTGGTTTTGAGTTTGTTCCTGGTTTTGAGTTTGTTCCTGGTTTTGAGTTTGTTCCTGGTTTTGAGTTTGTTCGGTTTGTTGAGTTTGATTTTCGTCTTGATTTTGTTCCTGGGTTTCTTGAGTATCTGGCATTTTTTATTTACCGTAAATAAAAAAAAATAAAAAAATTATTTACGGTAAATAAAAAATGCCAGAAGATTATAAAAAAACACACGAACGCAATAAACATAAATGTCAAGACGAGGAATGCATTGATAAGTGCTGTGAGAACGGTAAGGATGGAAAAGACGGAAAAAATGGTAAAGATGGGAAAGACGGAGAAAATGGTAAAGATGGAAAAGACGGAAGAGATGGATTAAACGGGAAAGACGGAGAAAATGGTAAAGATGGAAAAGACGGAAGAGATGGAAGAGATGGTAAAGACGGAGAAAATGGTAAAGATGGAAAAGACGGAAGAGATGGAAGAGATGGAAAGGATGGAGAAAATGGTAAAGACGGAGAAAATGGTAAAGATGGAAGAGATGGAAAGGATGGAGAAAATGGTAAAGACGGAGAAAATGGTAAAGATGGAAAAGACGGAAGAGATGGAAGAGATGGAAAGGATGGAGAAAATGGTAAAGACGGAGAAAATGGTAAAGACGGAAGAGATGGAAAAGACGGTGAAAATGGAAAAGACGGAAGAGATGGAAAGGATGGTAAGGATGGAAAAGACGGAAGAGATGGAAGAGACGGTGAAAACGGACAAGATGGACAAAATGGAATAAATGGATTAAACGGGAAGGATGGCGAAAATGGCAAGGATGGTAAAGATGGCAAAGATGGTGAAAATGGTAAAGACGGAAGAGATGGAAAGGATGGAAGGGATGGTGAAAATGGAAGAGACGGTAGAGATGGTAAAGATTGTTGCTGTGTAGTCGAAAAATGTGAAAAACCATGTCTTATACCAGGACCACCAGGACCACCAGGACCACCAGGACCACCAGGACCACCAGGACCACCAGGACCACCAGGTAAAAATTGTTGTTGTAAATGTGAAACAAAATGTTTTGATTTTTGTTTATATGGAGATACTCTATTATCGGAAATACAACCATTCAGAATAAATAATGTTTCTACGATAATTGCATATGGATACGATAATGTTGGAACTCCAAAAAAATTATATAGCAACTGTGTAATAATCAATCAAAACAATTTCAAAGGAATAGGTTTAGATATACCTCAACATGCAATTGATATAAATAATTTCGTACAATTTGATTTAGCAGACATTGTTCGTTTGAAATCATTAAGATGCGAAGAACCTAAAATCAAAATAACAATTCAAGCAAACTCAAGTTTTGAAATTTTAGGATCTCAACTTTTATCAACACCAGGAAATCAATTATATTCATATAATAATACAAGTTCAAATCAAATTGAACTTGAACTTGTCATACCTTCTTATAGTGACGAATTACCACAATTATCTTTATACGGAATGGTTCCATATAGATACATTTCAGTAAGAGCATTAAGTGGTTTTGTAATTGTATCTAAAATTACATTTTCTTATTTAAAATATGATGGTGATGGTCATTATGACCATCACCATCATGACGAATAAAACTAAATCAATCTAAAGAAACATTTTATACACAATTGAAAAAACACGTAAGAATTTATAAAATTCAAAAGATATATACTATAGAAAATGTCAACTCCTATAATTAATTTAAATGATAAAAATTATTATTTTGTAGAAGATGTTAAAAATGCATGTCCTGCTTTCTTTTACGGATGTGCTAAAAGTAGCAGAATGATAGTAGATAAAAGAAAAATAACATGTGATAATTATACATACGCTACTTATGCTCCTAAAACATTAAAATGGAAACAATCGGATAATTCTATAAAATCTTCTAAATTACTCCTTACATGTGAGTGGGTTGAACAAAATATACCTGGGTGGAAAAGTGATAATGGGAATGTTACAAATGATGCTAAATTAGATTTGGATATCGTTCCACAATTATTACAATTAAAAGATGAGGAGAAATTCAAAGATGAAAATGGAAATATAGTAGAAATAGAAACAAGAGGAATTAAAACATTTGATGGAATTTTTTTCTATGGGAAAGATGTTGAAAAAATGTTAAATATAGTTGATATTCCAACTATATTAACAAATGAAAATAGCAGTTATGAAAAATATATACATTATAAAAAATTCATTCGTTCTACACCAATCGGAGATGGGTGTCATACTGATGAATTAGGAAATAATCATGCAAGAATATATCTAACATACTTTGGATTAGTTAAAATGCTAATTACAACTAAAAATAAAATTGCTGAAAAATTTCAAAAATGGGCATTGAACACTTTATTCACTATACAAATGGGAAATGAAATTGAGAAAGAAGAACTTGGAACAAGTATATTGAACATTAATTTAGAAACTTATAGAAATGTTTTTAAGTCACATAGTTCAAAATTGCCATGTGTGTATCTCTTGGAAATCGGAAAAGTAAAAGAATTAAAGGATACTTTTAATATTAGTGAAGATGATGAAATTTTAAAGTCAAATTCTACTATTTATAAATTTGGATTTACAGATGATATTGATAGAAGATTAAATGAACATTTTAGTGATTATGGAAAATTAAAAAACGTTAAAAATATTCAACTTACAACATTTACAATGGTAGAAGAAAGATATAAAGTAGAATCTGAAAGAGATTTAAGAAAATTCTTTGAAGATTTCAATAAAAGATTTATTGTAAAAACAAATAAAGAGTTAAATATTAAAGGTAGAAACGAACTTATCATTTTAAATAAAGACGAATTGGAATCTGTATTTAAATTTTATAGATTGCTTGGTATAGATTATGCTGGTTCTTCATTAGATTTACAAAATAAACTAGAAAAATTAAAAGACGAATATGAAAAAGATATGTTGAGAAAAGATATGAAAATACAAGATTTAGAACATACAATTAGATACAAAGAATTAGAACTAAAATGTAAAGATATGGAAATTGAACTATTGAAAAAATTACAATAATTTTATTTTATTTATAATATCTGTAGTTGATGTTCCTGAATAATATTCAATTTCCTTAAATTTGTCGTTTTCAATTAATTCCTTGAAAAATTCTCTCTGTTTTTCTCTATCTTTTTCATCAAAAAAACTATGAACCACTAAATCTATATTGTATCGTTCAACAAAACTCATATCCACTTTAAGAGGACAAGGACATATAAAATTATCAACTATTTTAAGGGATTCTATTATTTTTAATCTATCTCCTTGTTTTATTATTGGAAGTCTTTTGTAATTCTCTGCATCTTTATCCCCAACTACACCTACTATTAATATTGTATTATCTGGATCATTATACACATTCTTTGCTTTGATAAGACTTTCCAAATGTCCTCTATGAAACAAATCAAATATACCGTCTATATATACTGTTTTTTTCATTTTATTATATATTTTATAATTTTAAAATTATAAAATAGTTTTTAAGGTTTTATATTTTATTGTATATTTTGTAAAATTACATTACAAAATAATTATTATAGTTTTCAAGATTTTATATTTATTGTGTATTTTTTTATTTTGTAAAATTACAGTTACAGAATAATTATTATAAATTTTAAGATTTTATATTTTATTGTGGACGACATAAAATGTCTCCGTATTTTTTTATTTTGTAAAATTACATTACAGAATAATTATTATAGTTTTAAGGATTTTATTCTGTTATTGACAGTGGTTCTCCGGTTGATTTTGTTTTAATATATGTTTTTTTAGCTGCTCTACAAACAAATGGATTTCCAAAGTCTAATTTTCTTGTTAGTAGATAATATTTTTCATAAATATCTACATCTGGTTTGTTTTCATATTTTCTTGTTAAAAATCCCAATAAATCCTTTCTTATTATTTTAATATCAACTCCGTTTCTTAATTGTTCTCTAAGTTTTTCTAATTCTGGGTCTGATATTAATTCTCCACTTATTTCGTCTTTATAAGAAAAGTTTTTACGATTTATATCTGTGCATAATACCTTGTCGTTCCCATTTTCATCTTTTAAAATATTATCTATAATATGGTCATTAAAATCATTCTCATCATAACAAACTGTATCAACATTAACTACTTCTGATAACATTTTTGGTATCTCGTTCCATTTTATTGGTTCAGAAGAGATATACTGAAGATTATTATTGTATGTGTTTTTAGAATTATTATTCACAGTTGTTGTTGATTTTATTGCTGCTTTTTCTACTATACTTCTATATTCTTCTGATTTTTCTTTTAATGTTTTAATCTTTTCTGTGAAAAGTTTATTTTCATCTTTTAATAATATATTTTCTATATTTAATGATTTGTTCTCTTCTTCTAATTTTTTTATTTTTTGCTCATATTCTAAGTCTTTTTTTATTCTTTTACATGTTTCTGTTTTTTTATGTTTTTCTAAATTAGATTTATTAGTTACTTTAGTGTTACAAATATCACAAGTAAAAGTCATTTTAATATAATGGAATGTAGCCTTTTAAATTGATTTTTTTTAACGATACTTCCAAGTATCGTTAAAATACAATTAAGTATTTTACGATACTTCCAAGTATCATTAATGTATATTTTTCAACTATAAACACACCTTGAAATTTTATACTAAAAAAACAGTATTACTTCAATGCAATAGTACTTTATATTATTTAAATATTTTAAAAAATTAAAACATCAAAAAAAATGTGAGAGAGTTGATAAAAATATATATAGAAAACATAAAACTGTTTTTAGAAAATTCTATAATATGTATTTTGTATTTTAGATTTTTCTAAAATATAATATATTGTAAAATGTCATTTTACAAAAAAGTGTTATAATTGTTCTAATCTATTCAAAATCCTGAAATATACAATAATTATTTTGTAATTGTAATTTTACAAAATAAAAAAATACAAAATCCCAAAATATACAATAATTATTTTGTAATTGTAATTTTACAAAATAAAAAAATACGGAGGAATTTTATGCCGTCCACAATAAAATATATTTTATTCTAAAATAATTTTTTATAGTCTTCAATTAATTTTATAAAATCGTCTGCATCTTCTTCGCTTTTAAACCATTCGCGATTTGGTTCTACTCTACAGTTTTCTAACTTGTTGTGTATTGCTTTTTCTAATATATCCATTGTTTCTTTATTTCTGCAACTTGTGTGATAGATGACTTCGTGTTTATCTGTTGTGTTGAATGTTGATAATCTATTTTGTAAATCCTGCGTTTTACCAATTTTATAATGTCCTTGGGATTCTCTATATTCAGTAGTTACTATATAAACTACGTTTTTATCATTTTCAAAAACTTCTCTTTTCTGTCTTTTTAACACTTTACTTTCTAACAATTTTATTCTTGATTTGTATTTTGAAAGTTCTTTATTCTTCTTGTCAAGTTCTTGAGTAGATTTTCCATTTCTAATATCTACTTTTCCAGTCAACATGATTTCATAAACCCATCTACTAACCATTACATCAAATTCAGGAGATATCCATTGTGCAATATTAATAGCAACCTGCGGATGTGACCAAGTATGTCTGTTTCTATTTCCACCCTTTTCTTGCTTTGCCAATTCGATTACAGGAATTCCTGTAGTCGAACTAAAAACCTCTAGGAATCGTTTTGTTTTGTTATTTTGATTCCAGTTATTAAACATTTTACCACCAGCTTTACATAGATTTGTAATATTGATATATCCATCTTCTTCTCTATATTCAAGTTGATAATTATCTTTTAATTTTAAAGAATTATTTTTAAAATCGTCTTCAGGTTTATCTTGAAATTTTACTTTATTAAGTTGTTGTTTATCCAAAACAATTTCGAATTGAAATGTATCAGGATTTTTATTTGTATCTAAAATATTTGTGTCAATATTTTTTCCAGATACAGCTACTTTCTCTATTATACTTCTATATTCTTCTGATTTTTCTTGTATGATTTTTATAAGATTATCTTTATTTTCAATACTTTTTTCTAAAAATTCTATATTTTCTTTTAATGTTTTATTTTCCTTTTCATAAGATTGTAATTTATTCTCATATATTTCCATTTTTTGTTTATATTGTATTAAGTGTTTCTGTATTAATAATTTAAAATTTTGACATTTTTCAGTCTTTTGGTGTTTTGATAAATTTTTACCATTTGATATTTTTGTTTCGCATATATCACAAACAGTTTCCATTTTTTATTATATATATACATGTATTTAAGCAAATTCTACTTTTGTAGAATTTGCTATATTTGTAGAATAGTGTAGTATAATTGTATCTTTTCATCTCTTACAACTATATTTGCAGATATAACTTTTTGATAAATAAAAATACAGAATAAACAAAAGTATAAAAAAAATCAAGACCGATTTTATTTTATTACAGTAAATCCAATTCAAAATATCAGTATCAAATGAATTCCAAGATTGTCCTTTTATTTTCTTTAAATATAAGGAACTACATTTACTTTCATTTCCAAAATCGCATATATCACAAGGGTGTATTTTTGCAGGGTTTATCAAACCTACAACATTATTTGTGTTGTTAAAAGTTTTTGTCAATTGTAAAGGTCCAGTTGTATTAAAAACATCAAAATGTTTTGTGAAATAGAATTTATTTTGCTTTATAGAATACATTATATTTCTAAGATATTCCAACCAAAAACTGCATTTAGGTTTAGATGCCATAAACGAATTAATCATACATAATCCACTTGTATTTAAAGTCAAATAAACCTGATTATCGTTTTTGTTTTTATCATTATTATAAAATATATTATCTATGCTTCTCAAAGGCAAATAGTCCATATCTATATACAATCCTCCGTATTCAAAAAGATAACAACATCTAATAGCGTCAGCCCTTTGTATATTGTATTTTAAGTTTTTATAAACGTTATAAAACCAGGGGAATTTATCTTTTACGAGTTGTTCATTTTCCTTGTCACTCCAAAAAATAATTTTCCAAGTAGGATTTGTTTTTTTCCAACTTGATAATACGTTTTTCCATTCGGGTAGTATTTCTTCTTCTGATTTATAGGTTAAATGGATAATTTTAGGAATCGGGAAAGTGGATATTTCCGGGAAACTTTCATTATTTGACATTGTTTTATTTTATAATAAATATTATTGTAAAAAAATGATATTGGTCTAAAAATTTTTATAATATTACAATATTATAAAAAACTTTATATTCTATAACTAAAGCAAAAATGTCCCTAAATCTTTTTAATGAAAAAAACATTTTAACCAATCCGTATAATACTCCAAAAAATAAACCAATAACGTTACAAAATAATATTCACAATCAAAAACATAAATACAGAGAATATAAAAATAATTCAGTACTTAACGCTATTTCTATTGATGTTCAAGAAGAATGCTTAACAGATAAACCTGTTTTAAACATAAGAAGAAAACTATTTTAATCATATTTAAATAAACCAGACATTACAATCCTTTAAGAACTGTATTTTATTATCTAGTCCTGAAATACAATTTGCGTGAATTATTTTAGCCTTGTCAATATACATTTGGGCATCACAGCCAGGAGGATAAGTCATTTGACAAATATAATTTGTTTTTGAATCTATATTCATATTTTCCATTACGTAAAGTTTGATTTTTAAATAATCTTCATCGCTCTCAAAACGTTCGTAACTTATTATTGAATCTACATCTCCATTTTCTATATTGAATAAATATGTATTATTAAACGTATTTGGTCTAGCAATCATTATGTTACTGTTCAAATGAGATTTTGTTCCTGATAATATAAAATCATAATCATCCGTTAAATACGATAGCAAATCATCAATGCTGTTTTCTTTAAACGACATATCAGGATCTAAATATACAGGACAATAACCCAATTCCAAAATATGAGACATTAATACAATTTTTACAAATGTAAGACGTATATAATATTCCCTTTTTCCATTATGGTTTTCTAAAATATTTGACACATCTAAATCTGGAATATCAACAAATTCAAAAAAGTTAAAATTATTTTCCTTTGCTTTTTTATAACCATCTTTATCACTGCAAAAAACAATAACTTTATTGTATTCTGTTTTCTCTTTTAATTCTATAGATTTAAGTAAATTTTTAATTAAAGTATCAATGTACCAGCTATTTCCATTTGTGAATAATACAATTTCCTTACCATCTTTAGTTTTAATTTTTGCCTTTTCAATAATTGAATTAATTTCGTCTTTGTTTTTGATTTGTATCTTGTCATCGTTGGTTTCAAACATTTTTTTCATGAAATTTTATTATTATTGTTTTTATATATATAAAATGAAGTATAATTTTATATATGTTTTTATATTTTTTATTTTGTTTTATTGTATTTTTTCAATTATAAATAACTCAAAAAAAAATTCAAATAATAAGGAAAATTATAAAGTTGAATCAATTATGAGTAAAGGTCAAACATCCAATAATGGACCTTGGGGAAATATTGGGACAGATAGACCATGGTATGATTATCCATATATATTACATAATATTGAATATTAAACGTTTTATATATTTCTCTTTATTTGTAACAAGAATCACAGTTGTAATATTTGGTTTGTGATTTTTCATATTCTTGTGTGCTATTTCCTGTTCCACCTTCTCCTTCACATGGATTTCCAACCAATACCGATTTATAACAATGTTCTTTTTTATCATAGTCCATATCTACTGTCAAATGTAATCCTTTATTAACAGTAGAACCTATAAGCATATCTTGTGGGTGTCTTATAGGATAAGCTTTTTTATCCAACATGTATTCTGCAAATTCTCTACTTATAATATAAGCAACTCCACCTGCGTTATATTCGGTTCTTTCTTGATATATATCTATATCGTCAATTGTGGTAATATATTTTTGTTTTGATTTTGTTTTCATCCAATTCCCATTCCATAAATATAAAATGCTGAATTCTATATTTTCATCTAATAAACTATTTACTATATTATTCACTTTTTTCTTGAAATCACTAGATGGTTCAGAGTCATCTTCCATTACTAAAGCATAATCTTGGTAGTTATTTATCATTCTTTGCCATACGTTATAATGACTCAAATTGATACTCACTTCAATTGGTGTCATATCTGCTTTTTCACTTAAAATTCCTTTCTTAATCATTTTACATACAACATTATGGTTAAACTCAATTCCCTTAGTACAAGGATGTCGTGTAAATTCTAATTTAGATTTTTTAGCAAACTTTTTAAACTTGTTCATTCTATCTTTATGGCTATCACAATTTATAACGTATACACCAATTTTTTCGTCAAAAATGTATTTTGACCGGTAATCTCTTTTACCGTTATTTGGTATAATATATTTATCTACATCAACTGATTCTCTATGGAGACACATATTTTTAAAACATTTCTTTGTATCTACTTTATCATAAGGTTTTGCTGGTTTTCTATCCTTAGGTCTTAACTTTACTTTTACTTTTTCTACTTCTTCTTCCTTTGAATGATCATATTCTCTATATGCTATTTCATTCCAGTCATTTCCGTATAACCTGTCAAATACTTTTTGGTATTTGCTTGGACCGTACATTTTAGACATTCCAAAATTATATTTTTTCAAATGTATAATATCTTTTATTGGATATTTGTCTTTGGACCATGTATCTCTTGCTTGTTTGTGATTCAAAATGTAATTTCTACCTTCTTTTCTATATGTAAAAATATCACAATTTGGAAAAGCATAATCAAAACCTTCCATTAGAGGTTTATCTTTGTTGAAAATTTTATATCCAAACCAAGTTTTAACAATCTTGTATCCACATTTTGAAAAAACTTTTTTTAAAGACAGAAATTTCTTTACATTTTTTTTATCAATTCCCAAATCTAAATCGTCATCCCATGGAATTATACCTCCATGTCTTACTGAACCTAATAATGTACCACCAATCATCCAGTATTTTAAATCGTAAATTTCAAAGATAGAATGAACATCATAAGCAATTTGGTAAAGTTCCTTTATGACCTTTGAACTTGTTTGTTTTAAAGATGTATCTCGTTTTGTCATTTCTTTTAATTTTATACTTTTATACAATAAAAAGAAAAAAATTATAATTTCATTATATATGCTAATGTATAATAAGGAGGCATAATGTTATGTTTTTGTCCTCCTCCAGTGCTATAAGTTGACGGTTGATCCCATTGGCAATTTGAATCTCCGTAACCACCTATTGAACCTCTATATATAGGAGTATTTCCTGTTGGTGTTGTAATTATATCCCCATTTAATTCTCCTGATGTTCCTGAAAAACCAACAGAACCATAAGGTTTTATACCTCCGTCATTTTTTGTAAAATCTCTATTTCCTCTATTTATGCCTTTTCCACCACCACCTACACAAAAATTATGCAAATGACTAGGTATCTCTTCAATTGTCAATTTATGTTGTTCTTCACCGCCAATTGAATTTAATTCGTATGTGCTTAAATTTGTATTTTTGTTTGTATTTGGATTTACACCAAGAACAAATCTACCCCTTAAATCAGGAACTACGGTATTATCACTTAGACGTCGACCATCACATAATACCCAACCATCAGGTATTTCTTGATCACTAACACCACCAGACCATAACATAATCATGCCTTTTGGGAATTCAAAACTTCCAAGATTTCCACTGTTATCGACAGATACTATTTTTTCGTAAGTTGGATGTGCAACCTTGAATTTTATGTTTTTATTTTCGTATTTTTCGTGTATATTTCTGCTTTTTGAGTTTTTAGAATTTATAGATAAAAGTATTACTAATACTACTAAAAATAGAAATATACATAAATGTTTCATTTTATAAATATAACTTTATAAAATAAAAAAAAATATTTTCCATTTTATAAAATGGAAAATTCAAAAGAAAATTTTGAAATAACAGAAACCTTAAATTCTGATAATTGGTTTGTTATCTTTATTTTATTTATATTGAAAATATTTATTTTTGGAGGAATTGTATATTTATGTTATAAATATACAGGATTAAAAGATGAAGCAAAAATTACAAATTATATATTGTTTTTCATTGTGTGTTCTTTGGTATTATATGTCTCTACATTTTTAAATTTTATGTTTAATTGTTATCTGAAAAAGGTAAATTTTTCGGAAATGGATTATAAAAAATATGCTATATCATCTACACTCGCTCCAAGTATTATTTTGGGCTATACTATTTTTATAGTTATAGCAAATTTTCTTAAATTTAGTCCACTTGGGATGCTATTTAAAATTTTTATTACGTCTCCATTTTTTATTATACTGACAATTGGTTTAGTATATCATTTTACGTTTCAAATTGCTTATTCTCTTACAAAATGTAGTAAAAAATAATTTAGTATTTCTAAAAATTGATTTTTATTTGTAAAAAATTAACAAAGATAAATATCCTTAAAATTACATCTAAAAATGTCATTTAAACAATCTTGTAAAAATTGTAATTTTACATTTGAAACATACTATAAACACAATACAAATTTTATTACCAATGAATGTAAAATTTGTATAGAAAAAAAACTAGTTGAAATAAAGTGCAATGGAAATAAAAATAAAAAATGCAGTAATATATATTGTAAAGAATGTTATTATAGTTCATTTTTCTCATTTGACAAATCACATTGTTGGAGTTCAAAAAACACAGATCATCCTAGATTTGTACCTCTTAAATCTGGAAAACAATACTTTTTTGAATGTGATAAACCAGACTGTGGACATACTTTTTCTTCAAAATTGTTGAACGTAGTAACTGGTGGAACTTGGTGTAGTTATTGTTCTGGATTAAATATTTGTGGAAATAAAGATTGTAAAAAATGTTTTGAAAAAAGTTTTGCAAGCACAGAACAAGCAAAATATTGGGATTATGAAAAAAATAAAGATGAAGAAGGAAATCAAATCACTCCATTAAATGTCACTAAAAGTTCAAATAAAAATTATTTTCTAATTTGTGATAAAGGATGTGGACACAGTTACAGTGTTAAATTAAATAATGTAACTAACCTTAATAGAAAATGTTCTTATTGTGCAAATAAAATTTTATGTGAAATTAATGATTGCAAATCCTGTTTTGAAAAAAGTTTTGCTTCACGTGAAATGTCTAAATACTGGGATTATGAAAAAAATAAAGATACAAATGGAAATACAATATCACCAAGACAAGTATTCAAAAATTCTGGTTCAAAGTATAATTTCAAATGTTGTAATGATTATTGTGAAAATAAAATCAATAGTATTTGTCTAAATGATATCAAGTATGACAGTAGAGAATGTGATGAATGTAAAAATGTAATTTATGATAAAAATAAAGAAAGAAGATGTAAATGTATTCATGAAAATAATTGTGAAAACACAGCAATGTATAATTATGAAACTGAAACTAGACGTTTATATTGTAAAAAACATAAACTTGAAAACATGATTTTTTTACCAAATTTAGGCAATTTATGTAAAAGTAACGATTGTAAATATTATGCACTATATAATAATGAAAACGAAGATAAACCACTCTATTGTAAATTTCATAAAACTGAAAATATGGAATGCAAAATCAAACAAACTTGCAGTTATAAAGATTGTGAATTAACTGCAAGTTATAATTTCCCTGATAAAAAAACTATATTAAGATGTTCCAAACATAAAGAAGAAGGAATGGTTGATTATAGACATTATATTTGTGTAGAACTAGATTGTAATACATATGCAAGTTTTAATTACCAAGGTGAAAAAAAATGGCTATATTGTGTAAAACATAAGAAAGATGACATGATAAATTTAAAAAATCCAAGATGTAAATTTGATAATTGTATGGTTGATGGAAATAAAAAATACGATGGATATTGTCTGTTTTGTTTTGTTCATTTATTTCCAGATGTCAAAATTACATATAATTACAAAGCAAAAGAAAAACACATTGTAGATAATGTCAAATCAAAGTTTCCTGATTTTAGTTGGAAATTTGACAAAAAAATTCAGGACGGTTGTTCAAATAGAAGACCAGATTTGTTAGTGGATATGGGGTTTAATATTATAATTATTGAAGTAGACGAAGAACAACATAATAATTATAGTTGTGAAAATAGAAGAACAATGGAAATATCAAAAGATTTCAATCACAGACCAATTGTAATTATAAGATTTAATCCAGATAGTTATATAAATTGTAAAAAAGAAACTATCCAATCCTGTTTTAAACTTGACGGAAAAGGATTACTTATAATTAGAAATAAAAAAGATTTTGAAAATAGACTAAAGGTTTTGTATAAACAAATTGAATATTGGTCCAACGAAAAAACATAAATGAAAAAACAGTAAATATCATAAATTTGTTTTACGATAATTACAATTAAAATTTATACATAAAATTTATATAAAATTGTGTATTTTTTTTTATAAATCATATCCATAAAAAATTATTTTGATTTTTTTTTATAAATCTATCATATCCATAAAAAATTATTTTGATTTTTTTTTAAATCAAAATAAAACCTTAAAAATAAATTCATAATATAAAAAGACAAATTTTATTTTTTTTTCTTTGTATATATATAAAATGTCAGCAACTACTAGCTCTTCAAATTTAACTTCGGGATTTATAGATCTTGCTACCTATGATGAATTGGAAAAGTATATGTATGGTGGCGAACAAGCCGTTTCATACTTTGTTCGTAAGGTTCGTAAGGCTACCTGGTTCACTGTCGTTCCTGTTGTTTTAAGCAAGTCCGCCGGTGTTCCTAACTTTAACCAACAATGGTCTGCCAATATTTCTCGTGCTGGTGATTATTTGTTGCGTTCTTTCTTGCGTATTACCTTTCCTTCTGTTCAATTGTCCGCTAACAATCGTTTTGGTACCTCTGGTGCTATTCGTTATACTCGTAACTTGATGCATGCTTTGATCCGTGAAGCTTCCATTTCCTTTAACGATTTGGTTGAAATGCGTTTTGATAACTACTATTTGGACTTTTGGGCACAATTCGCTATCCCTGCTGGTAAGCGTAACGGTTATAACAACATGGTTGGTAACATTGCTGAATTGACTGACCCTGTTGCCGTTGGTGGTGGTCAAGTTGGTTCTGTTCCTTCACTCCCTCAAGTTACTTTGAACTTGCCTCTTCCTTTGTGTCACTCTCGTGATTCTGGTGTTGCTCTTCCTACTGCTGCTCTTCCTTATAACGAAATGCGTTTGAACTTTAACTTCCGTGACTACACTGATTTGATTATCTTGGATAACATGGATACTCAAGTCTCTGTCCCTGTCTCTTCTGGTGATTTGACTTCAGTTCCTACTTTGTCTCAAGTTGATGTCTGGGCTGAATATGCTATCGTTTCTAACAACGAACGTAAGCAAATGGGTCAAGCTCCTCGTGATATCTTGATTGAACAAGTCCAAACTGTTCCTACTACTACCTTCAATCCTAGCACCAACGCTTTATTGTCAACTGATATCCGTTTGTCTCATGCTGTTAAGGCTTTGTTCTTTGCTGTTCGTAACACCACCAACAGTGCTGAATGGTCCAACTATACCTGTGCTTCTCCTGTTCCTGGTCGTAACGGTCTTCAAACTTCTCCTAACTTTGCCGTTGACCCTGTCAATACTGCTTCCTTGTTGTACGAAAACACTCAACGTTTGAGTAACATGGGTGCTGACTACTTCTCTTTGGTCAATCCTTTCTACAACGCTGTCTCTATTCCTACTGAAACTGGTTATCACATGTACTCTTACTCTTTGGATTTGATGAGTGTCAACCCTATGGGTTCTACCAACTTTGGTAAGTTGACCAATGTCTCTCTCCAAATCACTCCTTCTACCACTGCTACTGTCGTTGCTGCTATTCCTTCTTCTTACACTACTACTAATCCTGATAATGATAATGCTATTAACGGTGCTCCTACCGCTCAGCAATTCGCTTTTGTTATGGTAGCTGTTAATCATAATATTGTTCGCGTCGCGGGTGGTGCCTTAGGCTTCCCCGTCTTGTAAAAAAACAACCATTTTGTACTTTTATATTTTATTGTTTTTTATAAATTTTAAAAAATTCAACCTGTAAATTTTTATATAAATTTTTATATAAAAATTTAAATATATTTATCTAAGTTTATATCACATAATTTTTCAATACCGTTTAACTTGTTTCTGGAAGTTAATTTATCAGTGAAACAAAAATTAACTCCATTTTCTTTTAAAATACTTATTTCTGAACCGTCAACTAAAAAATACCATATATCAAACAATTCTTTTTTATCGTTTAATATTATAACCATTAAATTGTATCCATTTGAATTTACAGACTTAAATTTATTATAATTTTTCAATGGAGATTGTCTATTGTAGCAATAGATAGTTTTAGCTTCTATAATTAAATTTGTATTTTTTATATGAAAATCTGGATAATACTTCAGTATTTTTCCTTCAAAATTATATTTAAAATTTGGTATATTATTTTGAAGTATATCATCTTCTATAATTTTTCTTTTTAGTATTTTATTTTCATTTTTGAGTAAATAATTTATAACTATATCTTCTGTCCCTTGAATAGTTATCTTTCTTCCTGTTTCTTCAAATGTATATTCTTTTGTAGTAGAAAATGTTTCTTGACATTTATAAAAAATATTATTATCGTGCATTACATTTCTTTCATTGTATTTTTCCATACACGTTTTTTCACATTTTTCTGTTTTGCAATTTTCTTTACAATGTTTATCTTGTCTAATTGAAACTAAATATGTTTGATATTGTTTTCCACATTTACAAATAACATCTAATTTTTGTTTATTTGAAGTATATTGTTCTGGTTTAGTTAATAATGTAAAACCATGTTTTTCAACATCTTCTTTTAATTTTTCATAAGGAAGCCTGAATTGAACATTTTGACATTTAGAACAACTACCTAAATTGTGAATATACAAATTAGACATGTGTGTTTTACTAGTCTCATTGCAGTTTCCACAAACAAACACGGCATCTCTCGTTTTAGTATCGTAAGATAATAAAAAATGTCCTTTTTCTTCCAGTATTTTTTGTTGATAATTCTCAAAATCATCTTCTTTTCCAAGATTATCAACACATACTTGACAAAATTCTTCAAGAGGTTTATTTTCCTTACCAAAGAGAGAACGTTTGTTAATATAGGAAGTAGTTTTTAGGATATTATTGTGATTCTTTAATTTACAAGAAAAGGCAAATTCCCTATTTTTTTCATCCATTTTCTCGTATTCATCCTTAGTAGTAAGGATATTAAAATGAGAACCAAGATGCTTTATGATGTTATTGTATTGTCTAGACATTTTTAGATAAATGGTTTGAATAGTACCTATTTGTTTTATTACTATGAATTTTATATGTTAACTGATTTCAAAATTCAATTTTTTAAAACTTATTTAAAATAACTTTTTTAAATAAAAATGATTGAATTCTTTAAAATTTATAAAACAGAATATGAAAAAAAAAGATACGGTTCCTATAATGATGGAGGTTATGTAATTTTAGATTTAAATAGTGAAGAGTATGATATTTTAGTATCATGTGGTATATCTGATGATATTAATTTTGAACAACATTTTTTATGTAAACATGATAAAATTAATTGTATTGCGTTCGATGGTACAATAGACCATCTACCTGTTAATAACGATAGAATAAATTTTATAAAAAAAAATATAGGTCCAATAAATGATGAAAAAAATACAAATTTACATTATTTATTAGAACAATATAAAAATGTTTTTCTAAAAATGGACATAGAAACATATGAGTTTCTATGGATAAACAGTTTGTCAAATGACCATCTAAAAAATATAAAACAAATTGTAATAGAATTTCATTTTCCATTTACAAATCACGATTTGTCTCATTTAGATAATAAAACATCAGTTAGCGATAAAATGAATTGTTTTAAAAAACTATCAGAAACCCATTTTTTAGTTCATTTACACGGAAACAATTGCTGTGGTACAACTTTATTTGAAAATACGATAGTTCCAAACGTATTTGAATGTACTTTTATCAGAAAAGATTTAGTAAAAAATTTCGTTGGTTATAACAATGAAAGTATTCCATCAAAATTAGATAGACCAAATGTTTCTGGAAATGGTGAAGTTTATTTAAATCATTATCCATTTGTTATTTAAATGTTTTTTTATTTTTTAGGAAAAAATAAAAAAAATACATATTAGAATAATGTGTATAATATTGTGTTGAAAAAATGAAACAGAAAAAGAGTTAATTTTAATTAATAAAAAAAATGTAATTTAAAGTTATTTTTTTTAAGTAAAAAATGTATAACGATTACGAGAAAATAATAGAATTGATGTTAAAATATGATTTATCTACTGTTAATTTTAAAAACAATTATCATTACAATGGAATATTAGAACATGTTAGTTACGAACAAGGAATTAAATATTTAGAATTAATTCTAAATGAATTTCCATATATTTTATCTGAAGATATAATTGAATTTATTAAAATTAATGATAAAATTGGATTTCCTAAAAAATATACATATAACATATTTAATATACAAATAGACTGTAGTCCTTCCAGTTTAAGATATATATATCATTCTCTTTTAATATTAAAAAATTATAAAAATAAAAATACAAATGAAATAGTAGAATTAGGATGTGGTTATGGTGGTTTATTTTTGGCTATATCTTTTTTTTCCAAAATTTTAGGAATAAATATAGAAAAATATTATATGATAGATTTGCCTGTAGTTTGTAAACTTATTTCTAAATATTTAGAAATAAATAAAGAATTTATTTCAATTAAATATGAAATTTTAGAATCAACAAATTATGGTTCAGATATTAAGTCAAAAGATATATTTTTTATATCTAATTATTGTTTCTCTGAAATAGACAAAATTCACAGATATTTATATGTTAAAAATTTATTTCCAAAAATAAATTCAGGATTTGTAATATGGCAAACATCTTTTTCATCGTTTGAAGAATCAGACGAAATTTTTAAAAACAAAACAGTGAACGAAGAAAGACCACAAACAGGAAATGAAATTTTAAAAAATTATTTTATTTGTTTCTAAATAAAAAAGACAAGTTTGTTGTATTTCTCTCTCAAAAAAACAGAATTGAAAATAAATAATTGTCAAGACTATTTATTGGGACTTTAAACAACATATTATAGTTGATATATACATTGTTCATTTGTTCATGAAAACATTTATGTTCGCAAATCGAATGATTGTTTTTACCATCAATATAAGTGCAATATTGTCTATCAATGATACTTGAACGTCTATATATAGTGAATCCATTGAAACAACTACTTACTTTATCCATTCCACATTTGGCAAAATTTTTCATAATAGATTCGTGTTTATAAGATTTTTTATACCAATCTAAATGAGCATATGGATCGTAATAACCTAACGATGGAGATATCGTCATTGCGCAAACAGCATCTATATTTTTATCTACTGAAAAGTTATATGCAGTATCATATAGACCTTTTTTACTTAGAATTCCATATAAATCCATATCAAACATAAGAACATAATTAAAATCGTTATATTCAGGTTTCTTTATTTCGTCAAGATATACATTTCTTATATATACCATTTTGTTTATTCTAGTAAAACATTCAGGACATTTTTTCATATCTGTTTTCTCCAAATTCAATCTACATTGTG